ATAACCAGTTCAACTAACGAGCTTAATCCGTGTCCAAAACTTGCGTTAGAACCTGTCCCTGTAAATTCCACAATACTAAACCCTGCATCCTGATTAGCCTTTACAGTACTTTCTATAGTTCCGTCGTTATTAGTAGCTGATGCACCTTCTCCTGCATTGAAACACCAAGCTGCGTAATCTTCGTTATTTGCGTTTAAGGCATTATTTGCTCCTGTAGTAAAACCACTAGAATTAAAAGAACTTAAAGCATTTGTTTTAGTAGACTCCGCATTTGTCCTGTTTGAATTTATTTCTTCTTGAACCCCTCTTACACTATCAAATATTGCGTGATTTTCTACAAAAGACCTTGACTTTACCCACACCAAGTCAGGACTAAAATTCGTAGCCTCTTGGTAAGTTACGTTAGTAGCAGTACCATCATAAGCGTAGGTTACATTTCTTGCTGCTCCATCATATAACTGTTGTTCATCTCTTGCATCTCCATTTAGTTTATAATACGCCTGTAAGTTGTCTGTTGGTATAGATGCAGTTGTATTGTTGTATAAGTACCCTACTTCTGTTGAGGTTAGTATGTCTGAATAAATTCTTATTTCATCTACTATACCATCTAAAACTCCTGATTCATTTCTATTCCATCTATTGCCAATAAAAGTATCATAAGTTGGCGTTGGATTACTTGACCAATTACTTGTTGTTCCATTTAAAACAGATGTTCCATCTAAATACAAAACATACGCTCCATCATTGACAGTTAAAACAATATGTTTCCATCCTTGTTGATATAAAGAAGTGTTTGTGAAATAAAAATTTTGATTTGGGTTAGTTCTAAAAGTAAGTGATAGTTGACCATTATTTAAATAAACGGCATAACCTGTTGTTCCTCCTATTGTTCCTCCATTACCAATAAGTGGTATTTCGCCTGAATTTGTATTAGAATTTACCCACATTGATACAGAAAAAACAGAAGTTGAAGAGCCATAAACATCGTTAGATATACTAATTTTACTTCCTGTTGATGAATTACCACCTGTAAATATAGCAGCACTTCCAAACTTACCACTTGCTCCTCCTGTATCATTTGCATTACCATCTAATTGGTATAAAGCAACACCTGAATTGTCATTAAAAATATCCGTAGTTTCTATAGTAGTAGAAGCGTGAGTTTCGTTAGATAGAGTAGTTACTTCGGTAGAAGATAATTCTTTGTCAAAGATTCTTACTTGGTCTATTTTTCCGTTAAAATATTGTGTTGATGACGCTCTTCTATAACCAATCCCATAATTACTATCTGTTGTATTTGCAGAGCCTGTTGAAGTTCCTGATGTTGACATAGAAACTGCTGAACCATTAACATATATTTGTGTATTAGTTGCTGTTTCTATTGCTCCCCCATTATAGGTTACTGCAAGATGAAACCAACTGCCAACAGTAATATGTGCTGATGAAGTAATAGCATCTCTTCCATAATATTCAACATATACTTTACCTGATGTATCTATTGCAAAACCAAATCTTTGTACAGCAGCAGAAGAACCAAATTGAAAAATAGTCTGATTACTACTCAAACTATTTACATTAACCCAAGCGGATATAGTTCTTGTATTAGCACCGCTAATGCCTAAATTTGGCAAATCTATATTACTACTACTCCCATTAAATATCCCACCTCTATTTATATACCCTCCTATACGTTGAGTACTTGGTCTGTTACCTGTATAGAGTACAGTGTTAAAGTGTTCAGAGGGTGTAAATACCGCATCTGCTGCTGCTCCTGTATTTATTAATTTCTTACCAATCATATTATAGACTTATATCGTAAGTAATAACTGATGCCTTTGTAGTTTTAGCGTTTATTTCACTCTCTTTTGTAGCTACTGTAGTTCTTATACCTGCTCTCTCATCTAAAATATCTTGTGGAGTAGCAGTACCACCTTCAGCTTCTCTTACTATATACCAATCGGTTTTTGATAGTTCAGAGTTAGCAGATGATTTTAAGTTAGCTATTTTTTGTTCTTTAAGTTCAGCTACTGTTTGCGACCAAGTCTTATTTGATTTGTCGTAAGTGAATTGTGTATTGGCACTATCCCAATAGATTTCAGATAAATCGTGGATTTGTGAATCATAACCATCAGGGATAACTACATCAAATAAACCTGCACTTCTTAATTCTCCACTAGTCATCGCAGGAGCATTTAAGTAAACTCCTGTTGAAGAATATAAGGTTTTAGGTACACCTTCGTAAACCTTTATTACACCGTTTCTATTTATTGCTTTTTTTCCCATAATTATGCTTCTTGAGAGATTGATGCCCATTGTTCTGTTGCACCATTGGTTGATACTATTTGAATTAGGTTTCCTACTGAACCATCATACGTTCCTGTAATTGTCTTTACTGATGCAGGTAGTGCTAAAGTATAAGCACCTGTGATCACTAAATCCTTAACCATACCTGTAGATACGTTTGAGAATGTAAGTGTAGTGTTACCTGATATTGTTTTAGTAAATACTTGTGCAGAACTAAAGTCTACATCACTTGCGGAAATAACCGCAGCAGTAGTAAACTCTGTACCCATTTTAGCGTAACTAACTCCATCGTCTGTAATGCTTAATGTTACATCTCCTGTTCCCGAACTTGCAGTAATACCTTCACCCCCTGTTATACTTCCTACATCCCCTGCATCGTCAGAATACAATTCAGTAAAATTGTCATTGACCTTATCGAAGGCCGTTCTTAGAGGATCACCAGTTCCGTCGTTCGCGGTAGTCCCTATATTGATTGTTTGTTTAGCCATTTTTTTTTAATTAAAATTCTGTCGCGTCTGCTTTTATTGTTGTCGTATCTGCTTTAATATTAATCATATCAGCAGTTAAAAATGATCCATCTGCGTTAAAAGGATAAAATATACCCCAGCCATTCGCTTCGTTTGCATTGCCGAACCAACTTAAAGCATATATTGAACCGTATCCCATATATATATAATTACTTTTTTAGGTTTTTGTTATATACTCTTCTAAAAAAAGTTTTTAACTTTACTACGTTTTCAGCCTTTGGCTTATATGTTTTTTTTAGAGAACCCATCCTGCGAAATTTGCGTCTTTATCTGGATATACATCATCGTTATTATTAGTGTAATATTCAGGGAATTTACTACTTGCGTTAAAGCTCATATAATTAATAAACCTGTCAGTATAATACTGAGCGGTTTTACGTTCTTTTTCTACTAAGAAATCAACTTCCTCTTTGGTTACTGAGTCAGCGTTTTCACTTGTATTTTTATATACGCCTTTGTTTGCTATTGTATAAGCACTAAAAGGCAAGAACTCTACCATCGCCCAATGAATCAACATTGGCTTAACGTGATCTGTAACTAAACTTAAATAATCACCAGTTAATGAATCAGCTACAATATCAGCGCTTATTTTATTATACAGGTCTGTTCCTAAAAAGTTCTGTATATGTATATCTTGAGCGATCTTTATATATTGTATAAACTTATCAGTATCCACCCCACCACTAACTGAAGTGAATTTTACTAAATCTTTTCTCGTTACGAATAAAGCTTGAGCCATATCTATCTAGGTGTTTTAAAGTTTTTAGGTTTTATAAAGCCTCTATTTTTCATATCTCTTGGCCTTTTAGCAACTTTAGAATCGTTTACCTCTGGCGTAAAACCTTCTTTTTTAGCTTTATTTACACTAATTTCAGCGTTAGGGTTTGTAGCATCAGGGTTAACACCTTTGGCCATATAAGTCTTCCTCTTCCAAAAATGTCTGCACGAACCTCCGCCTTTGTAAAGCCAGATGTCATAAGTTGATGAACCATTTGGACCCCAACCTGCATTGACTGGCATTTTGCTCATCTGCATTATATCTTCTTTACGGTATATTTTTTTAGAAGCTACCATTAGCTTACAGAACTCCCTGCTGTTTTCTGATACTGTTAAGGGCGCATATTGATAACGTACTTTAAATTTCATATCATCTGCTTCGCCATCTTGGCCGCTTGAAGCGTTTGGCCTCGCTGACCCTGTTGAAGCTAAACCAATCATTTTATCAAGTGTATCTTCTTGGTCATAGTCTACTTCGCGTTCATCAACTAGTTCCCAGTTTTCTAAATCTTCTTCTTCACCAAATTCATTTAATAAATCAAACACCTTTTCATCTGTGTGAGGCTTTTCTTCTGCTAACTTAACACCTGTTTCTTCTTCACGCGCTTCGTCGGTTAATGCGTTATCTGTTTCAATAAACGCTAAAGGCTGTAATGTTTTAAAATATAGCTTTAACGATATTTCGTTTACCGCTAAAATATGATCTATACAGTCCGATAAAAGTTCTTGGTATGGTTTTATAGTAATATTGTCAAAAAGCAGAGCAGCGGTCTTTATTTCATCAGCATTTGAGCCGAGGCCATTGTTTTCAGTTCTAATACCTAAAAGTAAAGGGCTGGTAACTCTGTGACCGACTATTAATTTATTACTACATTCGTTAGAAAGATATTCATAATGGTTTGGCGCATCGTTAAGGGGTAAGTCATCAACTGTGGTTTTACTTTCTGCATTGTTGTTAAAAGCTATGATAACTTTTTCACCTTTTGAACCTGTAAGCTTTTTTAATACATCATTTTTGATTTGATGTTGCTGTTCTTCATTTGGAACACCATTGTTAAAGTTTACAACTTTAGAACCGCTAAATCCGTTTTGTACATCATTAATTAAATAATCTGCGATCTCGCTTTCAAGTTCAGCGTAAGCTAAAGCCCCTTGATAATCTACTGGACAATAATAATCGTATCCGCTTACATATTTTTTAATGATTTTAATTTCTGGTTCCGTACCATTACCAAAACCAAAAGCTTTTATTCTTTCGGGCTTTTCATTTGGTTTAATTTTAGCCCAATTAGGATGATAATAATATGCTTCTATTTCTCCATCATCATTCATTTTTTCTGCTCGTAAAGTTTGACGAGGAAAGTGTTCAGCTGCAATTACTTGTCCTTTTTTGTAAACTATTTGGAAGCAACCTTCGCCAAGGAGTTTTAAATCTAAAGCAACTTTGCGCAAACAATGGTCATTGAATATTGATTTCATTGCAGCGTATTCATCTGGCTTTGTACTGCTATCTAAAGCGTCAAGGCCTTTACCGTATATCATATTGGCAATAGCGCTGATGATGGCGTGGTTAGTAGTTGAGTTAGTGTATAAGTTTATAAGATAACTATAATAGTCATTATTATCCCCATAGTTTACCCATTCTTTTCTCTTATCTTCTACAACTTTTGGTCTATTATAAGACGCTAAGTTTACGATATGTAAATTAGGTTCGCTCATATTGTTATAAATTCATTGTCAGTATTGTTTGCAATATACTCGCCTTGATTAATTGTGTAAGCAGTAAGGTCAGTTTGATTTGTGCAATATATTTTATCTTTAAATATAACGCTTGTACCTGACAATATTGTAATTATATAGTAGATACCTTGTTTTAAGTTAGAGAAAGTGTCTGAATAAGTGTTATAATACTTGTCTTCAATAATTGATGTTGTTACTTGGCTATATATATTTTTGTTTTGTGTTTCATCAACTATATTAACCGTATAACTTCCTCCGCTTACCCATTGTCTTGGAATAAATTTTAAGGTTTGCGAAGATGCGCTTTCTTGTAGTATTACCATATATATATAATAAAAAAAATGGTTTTTTGTTAAATAAAAAAGGGCAGCATATAGCCACCCTCTTCAATCAAATGAAACTCGGTTTAAGAGTTTGTTCCTACTACTATTGTCGCAGTTGCTGAACTCATTCCTGCAAATGGGTCAGCAGAAGTCGCACCACTAACGAAATTCGCTGGTAGTGTTTCCTGTGCGTTCATAGTTAAAGTATATCCTGATAGATCTGCCATAGCAGCCCCAGTCACAATAGTACCACCGTTAACGTCTGCACCGTGTACCGCGCCCATCAACATAACATTACCATTATAATCCTCTACGAAAACGTGAGGTCTTCCATAAGCTAAGAGCTTAATTTCTTTGTTATCTTCTTTAGTAAGTTTTTTTAGGGTTAGGTTTAAGGTTTGGTCGAAAAAGGTAGTACCGTTTTCTCTTGAAGCTGTAATAGTTTGTTCAAAACTACTGTTTCCCTTCAATTCATATTTATAAGCTGAGAAAGTACCTGCAAGGTCAGTAACCTCGTCATCTGTGTAAGTAATAGTTCCAAGATCTCCAAAGTCTACTAGATAGACATTTTTCAATCCTCCGACTACGTCTTTACACGGTTCTTTCCTGCCTCTCGTTAGATCACACGCCATAGAATTTATATTAATAAAAAAGGGTGGGTAGATTAGTTACCGCCCACCCCTTTTAAGTTAGTTAATTATTTTTTAGATACCGTAAGATACGATCTCATCTTCAATCCCGTACTGAACACCAGCACTGAATCGCATAACTACTCGTACGTTCTGTGAACCATCGATGTCAGCCATATCTATTACTTTTACTTCGTTCTGGTCTGATAAGAGGCCAGTTCCAAAATAAATGTTAGATTTCTCTGCTGCGATAGCAGTATTGTCAGCAAGCCCATTAGCGACAAAGATTTTAACTCCGTCAAATGTCAAGCTTCCGTTATTCCACCATTGTGTTCCCATTGCGTTAGTACCAGCAGCGCCAAGACCATTTGATCCAAACCCTCCAAGAGCTCTTACATAAGCACGAGCAATATTCTGAGAAACGTATAGATTAAGGTCTTCACTTCCGTAGATAGTTGAAGGTACTACGTCAACGATAGAACCAAGCTGTGCAATTACGTTCGCTGCGTCTACTGTTGTCCCTGCAATTTTACGAGCACCTGTATGAGCCGCGTCTGCATCTAATAAAGTTGTTAAACCATCAAACTGTCCGCTTGTAGCTGTTGAACCTTCCCAAATAGAAGTTTCTGTTCTCTGTGCCACTTTTGCAGCAACGTGAGAAATCAAGAAATCACTAAATGATGGAGGAAGTTGGTCGTGTGCGCTAAAGCCCATTGAAGCAGCTTCCCAATCAGATTGGAAATCTTTTTTACAAAGTTGTAAATTAACTTGTTGAAATTCTGGTTGGATGATTCTTTCATCTAATGTAATTGTAGAAGTTGGGTCAAAATCACAAGACGCATCTTTTACGATATCATCAGTTGAAATTGTTTTAATTACTTCTTTAAATTTGATGTTTGGTTTTACGGTAATTCCACCGTTGTCAATTGTACTTCCACTTAAAAGAGCTGCTGAAATATATTCGCCAGCTGCTTCTCCTGCGTAAGAAGTTGTGATACTTGTTGTAGTCGCCATCTTTTATATTTATTTGTTTTTAATATTTGAAATCCTTTGTAACACTTTGTCCGCGGTTGTTAATTGTCTGTTTTGTGCGTACAAGTTTAAGGATTTTTTACTTTTAGCCTCAGGGTTATGAGTTACCTTTTCGACTGGTTCTTCTGCAGATAGTTCTTCTTTAATTTCTTCTTTTACTTCTGCGCTTAATTCTTCTGTGCTTTCTTCTACTGTTTCAGCTTCAGCACTCATTTCCTCTTTAGGGTCTAGCATAGCTTTGATTTCTTCAATCATTTCTTTAACCTCAGCGAGTTCTTCTTTTGTAGCGTAATTCATTTCTTCTTTTTCTTCTTCAGCCGCTTCAACTTCTTCCTCTGCTGGCGCTTCTTCAGCCGCCCCAATACTGGCAATGATGCCTTCTTCTGATACAACAAGAATTTCACCGTCAACAAGCTTGTATTCACCCACAGGTAAAGCCACTTTCTCATCTTCAGTAACGATAAACACTTCAGAACCCTCTGTAAAGTTTTCACTCTCAATTACAGTTCCATTTTCTAGTTCAGCCTGTGCAAGCTTCACTACTTGCTCTTCGGATAATTCAACCCCAAGAACTTCTTTTACTTTGTTTAACATATCTGTCGCTTTCATATATATAAATAATAAGATTAAATTTACTTTGTTGTATTTTTAATTTCCTGCAATACATTCGTTACAGTCAGAATATAAAGTAGCCGTATTGATATGAATACCTTCGTGATTTCTTTCTTCTAAAACTGTATGACAACCAGCGTGTCCGTTTTCTAACACTATGTAATATACTGCGCCTACTGTCAACGTTCCGTGATGGTGTACGTTATGTTCGTGTGCATCTGAGCAACCTGCTATCCTATACCCTTGATATGGGGTTGGATCGTGACTAGTAATGTTCCCTATTCCCTGCGCTTGAAAGCTACCATCGCAACATCTAGTAGAATATGTACCGTCAGGGCATAAACAAGCTCTTTTATTGTTTTGTGGACTAGGTACTCTACTCATTTTCTAAACTTTTAATTTTAGCTTCAGCCCACGTCTTAGCACTTTTTCCACCCCATAATAAATAAGATATATATCCACAATCAGTCTTTTCGCCTTTTTCGTAAAACTCTTCCGCCCTACTTAGATAACTAAACATTCTTTTTATAGTTTCCTTACTGATTGGCTTTCCCTGCGCTAATTGTTGCGCTCTTACTTTTCCTACTTGGGTCGCACACTTATTGTCTACGGCTTCATTTAGTTTTATACCTCGCTTTGCGTTGTTACTTACCGAGTCAGGGTAATCAGAGTAAGTTTCCATTTCTGTGCGAACACCTGCTTTCCTTCTTTTGTCAGTTTTTACAATGCCTTTAATTTGGCCTAATAAGTATTCAGCCTCTTCCTCTTCTATTTTTTGCATTTCAGCTAAAGCGTTTGGCTCATTTGGCCTTTCTGCCTTGTCAGCAAAATAACCTTCAATACTGAACCCTTTTACTTCGCCTGCTCTAACTTGTTTCCAAACCTCATCATTATTAACTTTCATACTAACCATCCAAGTCCCAATAGGTACGTCAAGGCCATACATACGGCTTTTGTCTTGTTCGCTTTCTACTATCCAACTTTCAACAGCCGTTAAACCTTGTAATGATATTTGGTGTTCAAATGTAGAATTGTTTTGGTTACCTCTAATAAAAAACAACTCACTAGCTTTACGAACTGTCGCCTTACTAAAATAAATATAGTATTCTTGATCACCATTTTTGCGATAGATTGGTTTGTTTGGTATTAAGGCCGCCCCCATTAAGATACGCTTTTCAGTATCTACTTCTGCGAGTTTAAATTCTTGGTTTTTAAGTGCAACGAAATCAGATTCGATAGCTGGATTTTCTACAACAGAAATAGCTTCTATTCCAGAAACTTCATCGTTTTCGTCAATAAATAATTCTACTATGTCCATATTAATATAATAATTAATTTTACTTTTTGTTAACCTATTGTAGCACCTTCAATAATATTTCTTTCTAATGATTGTGCGCTTGTTACTTCATTAGATACTACAAACGCCTTAACAGGTGTATTTTCTTTTTGATTTATTGCGCCTGCTAATTGGCTTTCTGGCGAAGTACCTACAACGTTAAAAGCTGGGGCTTGAGCTCCTCTTGGTGTGGCAACGCTCGGTCCTGAAACAGGTGGTCCGACAGATGTTATTGCTTTTACGTTTGCTAAACCAGCAGCAACAGCGGCAGCAGCTGCGATACCCCCTAAAGCTGGTCCGACTACTGGAATACCTGCTAATGAGGCATAAGCTGCGGTCGCACCTTTATACGTTTCTATAGTTGTTTGCGCTATGGCTGCGGCTTTACCTGCTTTACTTTCTTCCCCTAGTATTGCAGTAAGGTTGCCAAAAGCCTGAGAGGCTAAATCTAATTTTTGCTCAGTAGTTAGTTTTTCAATCTTAACATCATCATCAGCTTTTTTAGCTAATAAACCTTTTAACTTTCCGTTTACATCTTGTTCAGCACTAATTGCAAAGTCATTATTTTTTACAATGCTGTCTTTTAATATTCCTGATATTGTGTCTTGTTGTTTTTGGAAAGCAGTTATTTCAGCAGCTCGTTCAGCAGCCTTTTTATCTGCTTCCATTTTTCTTAACCCTGCGGCAACCCCTAATAGTTCTTTATTTCTAATCAATCGGCCTTCTTCTAAACGTATAACCTGTTCAACAAGTTGCGCCTCTTCCATTAGGTCTTCAGCTGTTGATTCGCTAAGTGAGTTTTCTTGTATCTTAATATCGCGCCTTGTTTTTGCTAACTCAACCTCTTTACCTGTTATTTCATCTTCAAGGGCTGCGGCTTTTTGTAAGAATGATATTCTTTGTTCAGTAGTAAATTTATCTACCTCAGCGGCTTTTGTTTTTAGCTTATTTATTTCTACGTTTGTCTTAGCTCTTTCAACTAATAATTCTCTTTCTTTTTTATTTGCTTCTGCTATTTTATCAGCTAACTCACCTGCTAGTTCTATTTCCCTTTGTGTTTCCTTACCAAAGTTTTTTATCCTATCTTGAAAAGTTTCAAACGCTTTACTAGCCTCATCAAAGTTGCCTGTAAATACATTATAAATAGTATCCCCTAAACTGTAAAATATATCCCCTATATTACCTGCTACTACTCCTAGTTGTTTTAATATTTTAGCGAACCTGTTTTGACCTTCTTCACTTGCGCTAAATGCTTTAGTCAAGGCTACTACACTTGTAATTAATAAACCTAATACAGACGCCTTAATTACTGTATTCCAAGATATAAAACTCTTTTTAACATTATTTATAGAGCCTTTAAATGCTTTAAATTTAGTAATCGCCCCTCCTGTTAAAGAATCTAATGAATTGGACAATTCTGAAAAGTCAGCATTCGTTTTTTTAGTTTCTTTACCAACATCTTGAACTGATTCTTGTAATTCTTCTGCGTTGTCTATTGCGCTATCTGTTTTTAAGACAACATCCATTACCACTTTTTTACTCATAATCCCCTCTTATATTGTGTTAGCCCTTCTTTTATGCTCATAGGAAGTTTATACTTACCTAAAGCAATATCAATGAACTTACCGTTTATCTTTTTCTCTTTTGCTAATTCTAATAATTGTAATATATTTTCTATCATAATTATGGGCATTCATAAATTTCTAAAACTTCTGCATCATTTGTTCTAACTTGTACAATATAACCTACAATCACCTTTGTATTATCATTAGGATTAACTCTTGTTAAAAGAATAGTAACAATTCCTGAACCCCAAGATGCAGGCCACGAATTTGCTCCCCCATTAAAATTACCTCCTATAATACTTGAATTTCTTAATTTATCTCCAACAACAGGATTATCTCCAGTTCCATTGTGTTCTGTTTGAAAAATATTACCTCCTGTGGCATTGTATATATCCCCACAGGTTAAAGCAGCTATTTGTGCAGCTTTTCCTGCTATAAAAAATGGACTTGGAGGCAGTGCGTGTATAAACCCACCTGCGTTGTAAGTATATCCTGATGGACAGGTTACTATTCTTACTACTTTTGCTGTATACCTTTCAACCCTAACTGCCATATATGCCTCACCATTTTCATCTAGTATTTTAAAATCAAAATGATCTAATGATGACCGCACAGCATAATAACCAATAAATTCAGGGAATGAAGCTAATCCTCCTCCGTATGTGGATGAATGTACACTACTTCCTGAATAATCTATTTTGCCTGTGGTTCTAATAAAGTCCCCTACTTGTATATCCCTTGCACCCCCTGTATGTTCAAAATACCAATTAGCAAATTGATTAGTCGGATAACTAGCTCCGCAATCTATATTCGGTGGTGTACCTGGATCACCTGCTATACTCGTAAGCCATACCATAACATTACCAACTGGAACAGTCGATTGAACTGTTTGTGTGCTTTGTATTTCAGTTATTGCATCTGCAAAAGGGAATAATGAACTTGTATTTGTTCTTCCGTAAAATTTATAAAATATAGTTGCTGGATGATTTAAACTGCTTACGCTTATAGATGACTCTGGTGGAACGTTAAATTTGTTTTGGCTAGTAGTCACAAAGGGAACAGTAGTAACACCGCTAACAGCCTTTAAAACGTCTATATCGTTACTAACTAAGTCCGATTCGCTAGTTGAATATACAAAACCATACTCATCAATTTGTGGCGTTGTAATTAACAAGCCTAATTGAGTAACTGCTGATTTTAAATACACTTCGTCTTCTGTGTTTGTACTGCTGAACCCTATTTGTAAAACAGGTGGAGTAACATTAAACACCTCATCAGCGTAAACAGGCTGAGGGTTATTTGTTGGTATATCACTTGGTACTTCTGTACTGACGTCAGGGATTGTAAAGCCATCTGTTCCTGCATCTAAGTCAGTAGTGAGGTCAATATTATCTACAAATATATCGTCTAAATCAATTGTTATTACTTGGCCTGCTACTTCAATTAGGGTTTGGTAGCTTATATCTTCAAATATATTTGTAAGTTCTAAAGTACTTAAATTACTAGAGAAGTCAGTTGTAATTTTATTAATCCTATACATATTGTCAAAAACAATTACCCTATCTGCTAGACTTAAATTGTGTAGCATTTTCATCGGTAAATATGCTTTGAATGTAGAAAGCCTTTTTCTTACATCCATCATATCTGTAATATAGTCTTCGTAATATGTTTTAAATAATGTTTTTGTATTTGGCTTCCTTGTCCATTCATCAAGTTCAGCGCTAAAATTTAAACTTTGAGCTGAGGCGTTTATAAATACAGTTGATTGGCTGTTTAATGGAAGATAAGGGTTGTTTATTGTTACTGTTTGTGTTTCATCTAATGTTTTAACAGCTATGTTAGCTATCCAAGGTGATGTATATAATAACAAAGGTTCTCCAAGGTATGGGTCTTGGTTTTCATTAACTGAGTAACCGTATTGTATAGTCGTATTTTCTTTTTCTTCATTACCGCTTGCAGTTGTAACGGTTTGTATAACCCCAGCATCAGTCTTATAAAGGCGTTCATATTTAAAATGCTCAAAAGGCGGTTCAACCTTATATGTTATTCCGTCAAATTTAGCGCCGTCTTTATAGTGTTCGCTGCCCCATTGCTTATCAGTTATTTCTTTATGGTTATTTGCTAAGAATGAATCTGTGCTTTTGTAATTAAATTGTATTTCCTTAAAAGGTAGTACAGCATCAACAACGCTTTCGTTCTTGTCTAAGTTTTTAGTTATATCCCATATTTTAGTACTATCTGAATAAAAGGTGTTGAGGTCTTTTACTTCAATTATTTCATCTTTATTTTGAAAAGCAGTCAAGTTAAAAGTCTTGAATAAACCTGTAATGAAATCTATTATTTTCATATCAGGCATAATACTCG